GTCGATAGTTTGTTTGTGCGGGAGCCAAACAACGTAGTTGGCATATAGCGTTGGGGCTAGACTTTTGCCGTTTGTGGTAGTTGTTCGCGTTGTGGCAAGGTTGTATTTTCCTGTGTATTGGTTGCTCGTTACTGTCTCCACGCTTGGCTCAGCCTGCCGAGTGAGGTTTAGGTACGAAACAAACTGATGTTTATTGCCCGTATGTGATAGTCGGAAACGTGCCGATTGGCTATTTTGTTTGCGCAAAGAGCGGTCTGTTGAGTAGCTGTTGGCGAGTGTGGAGTTGTCTGCAAAGCGAAATAAGTCATGTCCTTCGGTGTGGCTATGGTCGTGTTTCCAGTCGGCCGAAACAGCAATAGAGAGCGTTAGTTGTTTCTTCGTAAAGTCGGTAAAGGCCAAATAGTCGCCATTCTTGTAAGCAAACCCCTCGCTGGCCGATAAGTAAACATTGCCGCCATACGACATTTGCTTGATTATGAAGTTGAGCAAAGCGGCCTTGCCGGCATACTTTCCGCTGGGCGTTCGTATGTATTCGATGCTGATAATGTTGCTAGCCCGCAACGTAGACACGTCTTCAGGTAGCACTTCCATACCATTGATGCACAATACCACTTGCCCTCCGCCCTTTGTTGAGATGCTGTTTGTTCGTGGCGACACGTCTAGTTCGGGCGTTTGCATCACGTTCAACAATTCGAAACCATTAGTGGCGTGCCGCTTTTCTAGCGTCGTAGGCGTGAGCACCGCGGCGGCATTTGGCGGTGCGCTTTGTATCATGCTTGGCTTTGGCTCCTATTTTATCGTGGGTTTTGCCTTCTTTTTCGGGCTTGCGGCACTTTTTATGCTCTATTTTATCGCCAAATTCGTCTCGCGCAGCGACGTCTTTTCGCTCATACTAGCAGGTATCGTCATAAACGGCGTGTTTGCCGCGCTAACGAGCCTCGTGCAGTATCTAGCCGACAACGAAGACGTGCTGCCAAACATCATCTACTGGCTGCTTGGCAGCTTCGTGCGCGCAGACTACGACAAGCTCATCATGCTCACCGCCGTTTCGGCGCCCTGCGTCGCGGCGCTCATCGCGATGCGGTGGCGATTTAACCTACTCAGCCTCGAAGATCGCGATCTAAAGGTGCTCGGCGTAAATATCGTGCGGCTGCGCTCGGTCATCCTCGTCATCTGCACCCTGCTAGTCGCCGCACAGGTCAGCGTCAGCGGAAACATCGGCTGGATCGGCCTCGTGGTGCCGCACGTAGCTAGGATGATATTTGGCAGCGACCACTTGCGCTCGATGCCCGCCTGCTTCGTCGCGGGAGCCGTTTTTATGCTCGCTATCGACGACGTATCGCGCTCGATCAGCTCTAGCGAAGTGCCGCTTAGCATCATCTCCGCGCTCATCGGCAGCCCGATATTCGCCATCCTCTTAAAAAGGAGCGCCGATGCGAACAGAAGGTAGTTTACTCTCCATCAAGGACGCGGGATTTTTATCGGCGCGCATTTAAAATAAGAGTATCTTGCATATAAAATGAGAGCGAGGCAGAAATCCATGTTCTTTCACTCTCATTTTATATGCCGATTTTGTCCTTTTAAACGCCCTTTAAAATATCTTTAAAACCCTTGTTCGCTTTTAATCTATATGCTTCATATCTCTAAGTAGACCTACAAATCTACCTACTATTTGACATTCACATTGATAAAATCTCATAGGTGTATAAATAGGATTGTAAGATACTAACATTAATTCTTCTCCTTGTTTATAGCACTCTTTGATGACTAGCCCGTCAGGAGTGTTTACAGCATATACGTTTCCGTCTTTATATGGTACGCCTCTTGCTATCATGCATAAATCCCCGTTGCACAGATGGGGCTCCATACTATCGCCTTGAGCCGGTATAATATCAACAGGATAAGGCCCGCTGCAGTTACTAAATTTATTTAATATTTTATTATCCATTACTACCTCATCAAAATCTTCGTCTTCATTCCAACCTCCGCCGCCGAGGCTTGCTCTAACGTTAAATAGCCTTAGAGTTTTATATCTCTTTTCGGACTCGTCCAAACTTTCGCCCTCTTGATTGTAAAAGAATAAATTTATAGAAATTTTGCGTTTTACCAAAAAATCCATTATTTGCTTATACGGTATGGCATTTCTAAATTTCATCTGAGCGTAGGCGTTGGGGTTTATCCCCAATTCTCTAGCTACATCGCCGTCTTTAATGTCTTTCTTGCCTTCGGTAGCCAATATGTCCTTTAATCTTTCCGTAACTTCGTTCATATTCATACACTCTCCTTTTGGTTTTATTTTGTAATAAATTTATCTAATTTTAGTCCAAATGTTAAAATTTATTATGTTTTATAAGGAATATACCCAAACCACAGACCATACACAGCTGTGTAGAGTTATAGTCTACTATAAAGAAACAAAGGAGATAATATGGTAAGAGCCGAGCTTAAAAGGATGATCATAGAAGCCCGAGATTTTGATTTTAGGAGCAGAACAATGTTTTGTATATGGAGCCCGAGCTGGAACGCCAAGATAACGATAGAGGGTAGATATGAATATAAAATAACCGATATCAAAAGCGAGATTATAAGATGTGAAAAGGCCATAAACCGTGGTGAGCTAGCCTGTAATGTTAAAAATCAAAAATACATGGCTGCCCTTTACAAAGAATTAAAAAGACTAGGTGGGGCGGCATAAACCGCCGCCTCTTAAAAATTCATAATCAATAGCTCGCCGCTAGTTTTTCTTTCCACTGCGTTGTTTAGGCTATAACTTACCTCAAGCTCTTTGACATTAAGGCCCGCGTAAAGATCGCGTACCATTTCGCAGTCGTTATAGTTAAGCATAAATTTAGCCTTGACGCTCTTTAAGATTTGAGCTAAATTTTGATGATCAGACGTCGTAAATCCATCCGCCGTCTTGTAATAGCTTTCTGTGCCTACGTAAGGTGGATCTGCGTAAAAGAGAGTGTCGGTACCGTCATACTGTCCTATCAGCTTTTCATAGCTCAAATTTTCTATAGAAGCGCGCTTTAGACGCCTTGAATATATAGAAAAGTCCCTGTATATATTTTTAGCACTCCTGTTTTTGGGCATGGCAAAATTATCCCCTTTTGCGCCGAAGCTTAGGCTTATTTGATAGTAGTAAAACGCCGCAGCCTCTATCTTGTTTTTAGGTTTTATCTTACCCTCTTTTATGGCGTAGAATATCTCGCGACTTTTTAGCATAGCGTCCACATAGGCACTTAGGCTTTGCGGCCTAGTCCCAATAATGCGGTGTAAATTTATGAGATCGCCGTTGATATCATTGATTATCTCGATTTTGCTCGGTTCTTTTTGATAAAACACCGATAGCGCACCGCCGAATACTTCAACATATTTAATATGTGGCGGCATAAGAGGGATTATCTTGCTTGCCAACTTTGATTTACCGCCTACCCAAGCAAACGGAGCCTTTAGTTTAGTAGTCTTCATGATTTTCCTTACAAATTTAAATTTTTTCGCTACCTTGTAAGAAAATTTAGTAATATTACCTTGCTACTTTGTATTTACGAGGCGGGGTTGCCGGCGGCTTTGCTTCGTAATGTTTCACCCCTCAAACTCAATCTCTATTCCGTAATTATCCGTGCTCAGCCTATGGCTTACGCTTTTGATACTAAATTCATTTGCTTCTAGGCCCGCTATGCCGCTAAATTTGAGTTTCCCGCCCGCTACTATATTTGCGCCGGGTAAACTACACCTGCCGTTTATGCCACCCTTTTGTAGTTCGTTTAGTTTGGCTTCGCCTTGCCTAAAAGCCTCATTATCGCTCTTTGGTTGGGCTATTTGCATCTTGTAGGTTTGGTCTCCTGTGCCTACTTTAATACTCTTTGTTTTACCCGCTTCTATGTCTTGCCACTCTACTATGACCGCTCCGTAGGAATTTCTATTTGCCTCTGTGATTTCTAATGAGTAAAGCTCGGCTAAATTTAGAGTAAAAGCGGGCAAGCTTTCATTTTTTGGAGTATTGCTCGTTTGCGTTTCGTCTCCTTTGGCGTCTTTGGAAGCTATGACGATAGTAGCGTTTTTTACCGCCATGATAAAGCCGTAATCAAAGCAAAGCCCATACAAGAAATCTAGATCTCCCGCGTCGTTTTGCAAGACGGATGCGATGTTTTGATCCTGCCCGGACGTTTTTACGGCAAGCTTATTTTCGCCGGCTATTTTCCTTGCTATTTCAAATACGGTGGTATTCTCCCAGCTTCTGCGCTTTTTGATTTTTTGAGGGCTTGCGAAGTTTACGGCAGTGGCTCTTACTTCGGTGGTTTGGTTTTTATAATCCCTGCTAGCCGTTTGCACGCTAAACGAGCCGCAAAGATAAAGATCGTCCCCATACCCTAGCCAAAGCTTTAGATTATCGCCGAATACGGGCTTGGCGTATATGCCGCTAACGCCAAAGCTTATCTCGTCGCTTTTGCTGCCTTCCTTGTCGTCGAAATTTAGACTGATGAGATTTGCTTTGATGATCTCCGTAATATCTTTACCGTTTGCTTCGAGCTTGAAATGCGGATGTTTTACCATAATTTGGCCTGTTCTTTGGTTTTTTCTTTAATTTCGGGCAAAAATACCTTATCGCCCGCTTTAAGCGTAGCGGCTAGTTTTGGATTTAGAGATAATACTTGCTCGAAAAATCTTAAATGCCCGTAATGGTTATAGACGATAGTGTCGAGCCTATCGCCGTCTTTGGCTATGTAAATTTTAGTCATAATCTCTCTTTCAATAATTTAGATTGCGAGCAGCAATCTTAGTCTTTAGGGGTTTCCAAAGGTTCTCCTTTGGTCGCCAAGACGAGCTTGGCTCGTCTACGAAGTTAAGAGCTGAAGTCTCGCTTCAGCTCAATATTAAAACTCTGCGTAAAAAACGCTCCGTTTGGGGTAAATACGGCTTGTTTTTCGCTGATTTTAACAACCGCAAACCTGCCGAAATATTTGCCGTTTCCGTTGGTTAGCGCATAGCTTTGCCTTGAGTAAGCTATATCGTAAAGCCTTTTAAGCGCAGTTTGTTTATCTCCTTGATAAGGCAAGGTTTGACCGTCCACGCTTATAGTTTGGTTTCCTAAATTTGCCGCAAATAAAACAGGGTGATTTTGGATACGATCTTGCGAGCTTATGCCAAACTCAGTCTCGAGCGATATACCGCCCACCTGTTTCCATGTAAATTTAAAGCCTCCTAAATTTAAGACCATATCGCTACCTTTGCTCTCTTATTTCGGTGTTGGCGCTGTTAAATTCATCTCTTTTAAGTGCCTCTTTGACGCCTCTTGTTATTTGAGCCTTGAAATTTTCTAAATCGAATTTGCCGCTTTCCCCAAATAGCCTAAAATCTCCCGTAAAGGTAACGTTAATAGCCCCGGGGGCGCCGCCTACTTTTTCTTTGTATCCGGGCGATGCCCCAAGAATGCCGCCGACTCCGCTCGGTTTTTTGGCATCAATGCTTGGCGTCGCTTCGTTCGCCTTTAAAATTTGGTTTATGGAAGCGTTGGGGTTTTTGTCTTGGAGCGTATCCGAGCTAAACTGCGGCAAGCCTGTATACGCAGGCAACTTGACGTCTTTTATCGGGTCTTTTGCCTTAGCGATCTTGACTTCCTGCGGTGCGTCATCGTTGAACCAAGAAAAAGGGTTGTACCAATTTGCCTCTTTTCCGTCTCCTATACCAAGGGCGTCTTTCGTCCAATCAGTAGCCGCCCCGAGTGCATCGCCGATAGAGCTAACCGTATCTACGATCCATTGAAATTTGCTTGCCACCCAATCAAAAAAGCCCCCGAATAGCTTGCTCCAAAAATCTATCGAGGCGTTGAATATAGGCTTTAAAAAATCGGCTATAGGCATGAATATATCTTTGAAGAAATTTGCCACAGGGGTAAAGATAGAGACTATACTGTCGTATGCCCATCTAAATACCTCCATGATAGCGTCTATAAAGCCGCCCGCTATCTCGTATATCTTTTGCCAGATAGAGCTAAGAAAGCCGGCTATCCCTTGCCAAATACCGCTAAAAAAGTTTGCGACGCTTTGCCAAATTTCTTTAAAAAACTCCGCTACGCTACCCCATAGGTTGTTAAACCAGTCGGCTACGCTTTGACATACGTTTTTGATCCAAACTATCGCGTTATCCCAAACCGTCTTTATCTTTTCCCAAAAATTTAGGAAAAATTCTTTGACCTCGTCCCAGTGTTCTACGATATAGGCTCCAGCTGCCCCTATGGCTACGACGAGGGCTCCGATACCGGTAGATATAAGAGCTAGGCGCATAATCTTTGCACCGATGGCCGCAGCCGTGAAGCCCGCGCGTAAAATAACTAGACCTCTGCCGAAGGCTAAAGAAAGCGCGGTAGATATCCTTACTACCGTATTCCATGCTGCGGCTAGTATCAGAGCGGCTCTGAGTCTAGCTCCTACGAGCCACGTGGCTGCCGCTTGTATCTTAAGAGCTGCGGCATGAGCCAGGGTTCTAGCTCTAGCTATCACCGTAACGGGGTTTAAAAACCTAAGCACCCTGACCAAGGTTATAAACGCATCCGTTGCGCTAAGGGCGGCTATCCTTACTATCAAAAATACGGGCTTAAATAGCATAAGCCCCGCTACCGCGCTTATCATTACTGCCGTAAGCGTTGGAAATTTAGCGCTTAAGTCGCTTAAGAATTTAGCTAAAGAGCTCAACATCGACGCTAAAGAGTTGGTAAGCGGCAAAAAGGTTTCTCCTAAACTAGAGCCTAAATTTCTCCAGGCTTGCATAAGTCTTTGAATGCCCGACTTTGCAGTATTTAGTTTAACTTGTAATTCTTTTTGCATGCTTCCTGCGGCTTCGTCCGAAAAGGCCATTTTCATATTGGCTTTAAAAGCATCCATATTGGTGATGAGCCCTGCGATTTCGTCGCTAAAATTTCCGCCCATAAGATCATAAAGTAGTCCGGCTTGGAGTTCTTTGGGCGCAGCGGCAATACGATCTAAAAATAGCGTTACGGCTCCCGCGGCATCTTTGCCGATAGCCGTTTTTAAATGTTTAGCATCTAAGCCTATCGTAGCTAGCGCCTCGTGAAATTTCTTGCCTTGGTTGTCTATATTGGCTAGCCTAGTATAAAGGGAATTTAGCGAAGTGCCTACGACCGACGGGGCTTTGCCGGTACTTAGCATGCTTGCCGCGATAGCACTGGCGGCTTTGTCGTTTAATCCGAGCAAATTTGCATTTCCCGCCGTTAAAGAGGTGGCCGTAAGTATGTCGGCTGCTCCTGCGTTAGTGACTTTATTGTCAAGCAAATTCACGACGTCGAAAAACTCTTTGAGCTCATCGACCTTATCTAGCTTAAAGCCCACTTTCATATTATTAGCTGCAGTAGCTACTTGCTCGGCGCTCATTTCAAACGCCGTAGAACCCGTAGCCAACAGTCTCGTATACTTTACGAGATCTTCGCCGGCTAAATTTATCTTGCCTCCGCCGCTTGCGATGTTTGCGATATTTTCAAAGCTTTCTCCAAGCTCGCTTGAAAGCCCTCTCATCTCGTTTTTTAGCTTTAGTAAGTTTTCTTCGCTATCGTCTACGTATTTTTTGACGTTAGCAAAGGCTGCTTCGTCGTCTATGGCTAGTTTTATAGGCACTGCTATGACACTGGTTTTTAAAGCGTTTGGTATTTGGGCCAGCTCGCTCGCTAGATTCGACCTCATGCTCCTTAAATTTTCTTGTAAGTTATTTAATCTGGCGTTATCAAGAGAACCCAGAGCCTGCCTAGCCTCATTTATCGTCCTGGTCATATTCCTTAGACTATCTTTTAGTGTATTTATCTGGCTTAGGCCTCTAACGGCTAGGCCGATACCGATACCTACCGACGTCTCTTGCATTTGCACTCCTTTTTGTGATACAATTCCTATAAAAAGGATTAAATATGAAAGTGTTTTTACTTATCGCCTTATTTGCGGCTTTGTTTTATATTTATCCCGGCCTTTTTGATAATGTCATAGCCGTACTATTTGGTCTTGGCTTGCTAGGCGGCTTTATAGGCATCGTCGGCTACGTTTTAAAAGAGGCTCAAAAAGCGGTTTCATAAAAGCAAACCGCTAAAAT